GAAGAAACCTCTGAGTGGTCTCGCCGCATTGAGGAGTCCGAAAGACTCCTTGAGGAGAACCACCTGCCGTACTGGAGTGCCATACAGCGCTCTTATGCAGCCGAAGAGGACTCCGTTAGCGGCGTCACCGGGCTTGAGTATGGCGATGAAGAGCGTATTCAGTTCAACTTCTTGCTTTCTAATGCAAACACCATCACGCCCGGTGTTATTTCAGCAAACCCACACATCTACGTTAAGCCCCGTCGCCCAGGTGACAAGGAGTCTGCTCGCATTGCTGAGAGCGCGCTCAACTACATCTGGCGAGAGATAGAGGGGAATAAGACAACAAGGGCTGTTGTCTTAGACACCCTTCTGTTTGGAATCGGGATAGCAAAGGTTGGTTACGACTCAAGTGACTCCTTCTACATTGAAGAGGATTATGACTCTGGGCCTGAGAAGATAGAGGGCGCAGAGGAAGATCCTCTTACTGGTGTGCAGAAGAGGCAGCTAAGGGCGCTTCTTGCTTCCGAAGAGCTTTCTTTCGACGAAGGCCCCCAGGACAACCCAACCGTAAGCAGGGTCGCTCCGTGGGACCTCATCCTCCCGCCAGGATATGCAGACCTTAAACAGTGCCCATGGGTATGCGAGAGAATGGTTGTTCGCCTAGACGACCTCAAGAGAGATGATCGCTTTACCCTTCCCCCAGACATGGAGCCGGATGCGTGGCTGAGTGAAACAGTTCCTGTGTCACTAAGCGGTCAGACCCCCCTAAACAACCTAGACCGCCCAGAGCTTCCCCCTGAGTACATCGTCTTGTATGAGGTTCGCTATTGGCGACAGACAGACGATGGGCTGCGGCGATACGTAATGTGGACGACAAAGTCATCTGGAGTAGAGTCGTCGTCACAGCTAGTCCTGCGGCACATTCAAGACCCCCTAGAGATGAAGGGGTATCCATACGAGGTGATGCGCTTCGTGGATGTGCCCAACAGCTTCTACAGCACAAGGGTCTCTGACCTTGCTGCAATCAAGGGTATCTCCGACAGGCTGAACGACGAGTGGGCATATATCCTTCGTCATCACAGGCTCTCCTCCAGAAGGAAGTTCGTGACAGCGCCCGGAGCCCTGGAAAGCGGACAGCTTGCCGCGCTGCTTGAGTCTGACGAAGACATGGATGTGGCAGAGCTTCCTGCAAGCGTTGCCCGCATCCAGGATGCAATCATGCTTCTTCCAGAGGCTCCCCCACCGAGCACAACCCCAATGGTTATTCAGGGGCTAGCCAAGCTCATGTACGAAATCTCTGGGATTGATGTGTTTCAACGTGGTGGGTCTAGCCGAAAGGGAACCACAGCCACTGAGGTAGCCATTGCGTCAGCAGCCACTCGCGGTCGAGTTGGTATGCGCCTAGAGGCCACGGAACACTTTGTGTCGTCCCTCTCAAGGAAAATCCTCGCAATCATTCGTCAGTACTGGGACGACGTTAGATACATGCGGATAGATGGTCCTAACGGAGACGACGAGTTCATCTCGTTCACCTCTTCCGACATCCAGGGCTACTACGACGTTGATGTCCAGGCAGGGTCTACCATTCCCACAGACCCAGCAGAGGAGCAAAGGGCCTTCATGGGTTTACTCCAAACCATACAGGGGGTTGCTGCGACACTCGCCCCCCTTGTTCAGGCTGGAGCGCTTCCACCCAACGCCATTCAAAACTTTATGGACAAGGCCTTCACCGTATGGAGGCAGGACAAGCGCGCTCTTGCTGGGCCGCTATCCCAGCTTCAGGGCGCAGCAATGGGAGCAGCCGCTCCACAGGCAGCAGCACCGGAAGGGCCTCAAGCGCAGGGGGTTGAGAACACTGGTATGAATGCCATGGGAGACCCCCTTGCAGGGGCTGGGCCACGAGAGGTTGCACCGAGCAGCCCTGAGGCCGTAATTAACAGGTTCCAAACCTAAGGGAGGTGACATGAGAATCTACAATATGAAGTGCAACCACGAGTTATGTGGTCGCGTATTTGATTGGCACACGAAGGCAGCGATCTACGAGGTTTGCAAGAGGGATGACTTCAGGGAAGTTCGTTGTTGGTATTGCGGGCGTGTGGGAGCCCAGAGGGCCTGGACCCATGCAACTCCAGACCTTACGGTGAAGGGGACCTGGGGGAAGAACGCCAGTCCAGAGCTTCGCGGCAAGGATTACTACGGCAAGGATCAGCAAAAGGAACAGGCTGCTGCCGTGGGCTCCACCATGGCCGACAGTGGAGATGATCGTGGAAAGAGGGTTCCCGTTGATCGCGACAAGACAACTGTCCGAGATGAGGCCAGGGGGATCATCACGAACCTACTGCTTGAACACGGTGAGCTTCGCCTTGGCGAGATCGTCAAGAAGAGCGGCTTAAAGGACTATGTGGTTCACGATGTGATCTACAAAGACCCAGGCAGAATCCACAAGGTGGACAGAGGGGTTTACGCCCTTACTGGCGCCTCCGACCAGACAGCCTCCGCTTCAACTTAACAGCGCTGGACTCGTAGTCGTCCCAGTCCTTGTCGCTCCACTTGCGATGGTCTAAGGCCTTCTCCATGTCTACCTCTGAGGCGTTTATCTTAGACATCCCTCCTGGGGTGTAGTGGGACACTGCGGTAGCAATCATTGAGGCTATGCAGGCGTCATCATTCTTTCCAGGTGGGGCACCCATCTTCGCCTGCAGCGAGTCAATGCCGTCCTTGCTGTAGAGCACCGTGCGGGTATAGGCCTCCATCTCATCAAGAACCTGTTTTGACCTAATCTTGACATAACCCTCCTTGAGGGCTCTCTGCATCAGGCCAACCATCGCTGGCTTTGTCTTCCTTGTCGTATCCCAGCCGAGCATGATCGTAGGCCCGCCTATTGCGTCCGTGGTCACTCGTCTATAGAGGTTCCAATATCTAGACCTCTCCAGGAGGGCGATAAGCCCTGCCCCAAGGCCGGTCACCTCTGGGGCAAGGATGGCGTTGTTGTAATACAGGGCAATAAGAAGACAGAGGGGTGCTAGCTCATCCAACTCAATCTTCCCTCGCCACTCAGCTACCTGCTCAAGGCTGGCAAGGTTGCAGACGTATATGTGGTCCCAGTCCCTACTGTTCGCCCCCTTGCTGACATCTGCACCAACGACATATCGGATTCCAGCTATTGGTTGCTCCCAAATAGACATCCTGCCCTGACCATCAACGACCTTGGCCACCTGCGGCTTGTACGTTGAGTAGAGGCGCTCTCTACCCGATGGGTAATTGGATACATCCTCTATCTCGTACCACCCATGGTCTGGGCAAACATTCTTTCTCGGCTTCACCGACCCAGCGTAAGGAAGGCATAGCTCACACCAGCAGCCATGAACCTCTCTCTGCAGCTTTAACGCATCGCGGTCAAACACTGGAGAGCCGGAAGCACTGAACGCTTCCTGGTCTGTACTCGGATACTCCTGATGGAACCTCTCAATAGACCCACCACACTTCGTTGAGATGGTCGCCCTTCTCCAAGACAGGTTCTCAAGGGTTACCCATTCCCCAAACTTCTCAAGGAGGGTTCGCTCTTCCACATCTAGGGAGCCAACGAACTCATCCTCTGGGCAAATCAGAGGCTTTGAATACCCGTCAACCAGGAACCACGGAGTGAAATAGGCATACCAGTCAGAGTCTGGGTCTCCTGGATACTTCCTCTTCAACTCCATCCAGGGGTAGGGCTCGTCCTGCCAGACCCTGGCGCTTAGATACATGGTGTGGTGGAAGTCACCAGAGCCGTTACACGTTGACTCTGAGTAGGCAAACGTCCCTGGCCCGTCAGGCATCGACTGCAGCGTTGCCAGGAAATACTTCTCTGGCTGCTTATAGAAGGCGACCTCTGAGAAGTGGGCTAACCGGGCGGTCGTTCCGCGAGCGTCTTCCGCGCTCTTTGCCGTCATCACCGTAAGACGACTTCGTAGACCAGCGGGCCCTGTGGGTGCCCTGAAGTCTAGCTCAGCCCTGTTGTTGTACTTGGTTAGAGGCTGAAGGCGCTCTGGAAGGTTGTCATAAAACAGTTTGGCCTTTGTAAAGATGCTGTGAACAGAGTGGTCTGCGTGTGCAGCTATGAGGGCTACCTCGTCCCTCTTGGTGATGCACCTGTGGAACATCCAGCCCTGGATGTGTGTGCTACAGCCAGCCTGTCTTGCCTTAGCCTCCCACACTCTGATGGGAACCCCGGCTTCCTCCATTTCGTCCAGCATCTTCTGTCGAAGCAGTTGACTCGTATTCAACTCGAATGGAAGAAGCTCGCCGCTCTTGGTCTGTATGAAGAGGTGTTCTGAGGCAAAGGACTTGAAGTCATCATAGATGCCTGAGGTCAGGTCAATCTCTGCGACCTCTGCAAACGTTTGCTGCTGTTGTCTTCTTGCCATGCTTTCTCGCCTCCGTCCTCCACCTTGGGAGGTCTCCCTTAAGCATCTTTATGCTTTTCTCGTGAATCATTCTGCAGTGGTAACGGGTGCCCACCTTCTTCCCCATGTAGACAGAGTATGCGCCATCCACTTCCCTGACCCGATCAAAGAACCTGTGCGCCTGTATCCTGCCGACACCCATCATCTTCGCCGCAGGGCGACAGCCGTAGTATCCCTCCGCTGTAGCTAGTTTGAACGCCTTATTCGGATTGGATTCACCGAAGAAGACCTTTCCCCCAGGTGGGATAGGTGGACCGATTGTGTAGATTCCGTCTGCAGCAAGCCATCTGTAGAGCTTGTCTTGTCGGTGGTATCGCTGCCGAAGCTCCCACTCATAGCGCTCGTAGTCGTCAGCGAACTCCGGTATCTGTCTCGGAGCGGCGATAGCGCTTCTTTTTGTTGTATCGCTTGACTGCTTCGATGTGCTTGAGGCGACCTTCTTTGGTTTTTTGCCATGAAGAAGACGACTCAGCGCAGCACTTTTTACACCAGGAGTTGCGCCCATCCTTTCTTCGTCTTGCGATTCCGAAGTCATTTACTGGATGAACGCTTTCCCGGCCAAGACGCCTGCACCTTGAGCACGACTTCTCTGTAACGCCTGGAGAGATGACAGGGGGACGCAACGCCGCCTCTTTGGACAACCGCGAAACACACTTCTTGCACTGGGTTCGCCTTCCGTCTGGAGACTTTCGGTCTCTATGAAAAAGCTCTGGCGGCAAAGCCTTCCCACAGCGGGTGCAGGCCTTGTCCCCCACTACTTCTTCCGATAAAGGCCGTCAGCGCAGATGGTAAGAAGGCCCTTCTCGTGCCTACGAAGTCGATACCAATCTGTCTGGGTGATACCGGGCTCTGGTGCAGGCTGGGGTGGGGCAGGCTTTTCAACAACAGCTTCGGCAGGAGACTCGTCCTCTGCCGTCTTCAGGTCGTCAATTGCGCCCCCAATGGCAGCAATAAGCGAGCTTCTGTGTTTGTCGTCAATCTCTGCTTGAAGGATAGCCTGAAGCTGCTCTAGGTTAAGGTCTCCTAGCTTCGCTCTAGCTTCTTTCACTGTAAGTTCGCTAGGATTAAACATAGAATCCTCCAATGGTTCTGCCGACACAGTAAACCAACAGCCAACCCGGAGCAAGAAACGATGCCAGTGAAGAAATGCAAGAGCGGTGGGAAGGCTGGCCGGAAGTACGGTGCTAGCGGCAAGTGCTATACGGGGTCAGGGGCAAAGAAGAAGGCTTCGCGACAAGGCCGAGC